GGTAGTTTCTCTATACAAGAAGTAAACTTGATTGTTTCTTCCCTCAATCTTTCAAAAGACGAAGCTTTATCTATTTTTTTTAGCGAAACAGTCGCATAAGCGCGACAAATAGAAAGGAGAATAGATGGAAGAACTAAAAATAAGAGCAGATGGCATTTATTTGAATAACCAAAAATTAAAAGGTGTGCAAGCAATCAAAACAAAAAGCACGGCCGAAAGCTGCCATGCTACTATCTACTTAAAATTTATTGCCAAGCTGATTTGATTATAGAAAGGAATAGGGGAAGATGAACAATGTAAGACAAGATAATGATGTCATCAAAGAAATCGTTGAGAAACATTTTGAAAATATGGTAGACGATGTTTTGGCACATACAGAAACCTATTATGAAGCTTTAGGGGCTATTGCTTCCATCAAGGGAAGCAAGATTCCAAACATGATTCAACTAGCTGATTGTTTGGGGAAAGCTATCAGAAAACGTGCTATGCAACAAAAAACACCTAATCATGACAATTAGGTGTTGAAAGATTACGCATTTGAACGAATGTGTACTACATAATCAAGATTGACTAGATGTCGAAAATCCGTTTCAACTTCGACAAGAACTATATGATTCGCAGTGTCAGAGCAATCATCATATACTTGGAAAAAATCAATCTTATCACCATTTGAGAAAGTGACTGTGATTGAATCATTCTCATCACTTTCGTCAAAACAATTTTTGATGAACTGTTTCATGTTCTCACCTCCTTTCTGCTTATATTATAGCAAAAGGAGAGAGCGTAGAAAGGAATATTATGAACGAAATTTTTAATTTTCACGGGCAGGAAGTCCGTACTTTGACAATTGATGACGAGCCTTGGTTCGTTGGGAAAGATGTTGCAGATATCTTGGGATATGCGAATTCAAGAAAAGCAATTTTTGACCATGTAGATGATGACGATAAGACAGATGGGGTAACGATTCGTGACGCCATGGGTAGAAATCAAAACCCTATCATCATTAACGAATCTGGTCTCTACTCTCTTATCTTATCCAGTAAATTACCTCAAGCGAAAGAGTTTAAACGTTGGGTGACTTCAGAGGTCTTACCAGCTATTCGCAAGAAGGGCGGATTCATCCGTGAGGATTTGGACGAGGATGCCTTTATTGCTCTATTCACTGGTCAGAAGAAATTGCGTGAGCAACAAGCGACCATGCTAGAAGATATTGACTACCTCAAGAGTGAGCAACCTATTCATCCTAGCTATGCTCAATCATTACTGAAGAAGCGCAAAGCTCGTGTCGTGGCTTGCTTAGGTGGTATTGATAGTCCAGCTTATGCTGACAAAATCTTCGCTCAGTCGGTATTTAGACAAGCTGAGATTGACTTTAAAGACCACTTCAACATTAGTCGCTACGACTTGCTACCGAAAAAGTTTGCAGAAGCCGCATTGGCCTACTGGATGACGTGGGAGCCAAGCACCAATACTAAGATGAAAATCATGGAACTGAACGCTTTTAGTCAAGCGTAGGGAGGAAGAAAAATGAGACCAAGACGATATCCGTTAAATTCGTAACAGTTTCATAGAATCGCTTGTAGAATTGTTCAATGGTTTCTTCTGTTAATCCAGACTTTGGAACACTATGTGCAACTCGAGTATTAAAGTGTTCGACGGTAATTTTTGTAAGTTCTAAAGCGATTTCTTTGTCAGATAGTGTCATTAGATCTCCTCCTTTCTATTGGAATTTTGACTAAAACGGTGAGAGGTCCTAGTCAAGATTATTATAGCAATTTAGGAGGATATTACATCAGTCTTGAGACTGATATAGGAGGTTGAATGGAAGACAAAATCATCGAACTTGCTGATTACTTCATCAGCGAATCTACAACGTACAGAGAAGCTAAAATAGCGTGTGAGAAGCTATTGAAACAAGTCAGCCATGAGATTGAACTCAGGGCGATGGAAAGTAAAACAGTTTGACAACAACGCAAAAAAAGCCTGACGGAAATCAGGCGCACACTTAAATTATTAAAACCATTATATCACAAAAATGCTTGCCCGCATAGTTGAGAGGATGTAAAAAATGGAAGGTATAACGCTACAATTACGATTGGATGGTGAAAGTGCTGAATTGTTCACGAATCAATTATTGGCCTTTGCTGAAAAGCAGGTCAAGGAGCAGTTAGAGAATGATCGCATGCCAATCAATCAACAGGCTTTGATGAAGAAGTTCGGCTTTACTCATGGATATATTAAGAAGTTAGAACGCAAAGGATTAAGATTTCGTAAGCAAGGGAAAGATATTATGTACGATGTCAATGATGTTTATGAAATTTTGGAATTAGAGAAAGAAGTAAGAAAATTAAGAGCATAAGGAGATTAAAAAATGTTTGAACCACCGATTTTAGACCAGTTAATGGGTGTTGGAGCCTTGCTGATTGGATTTGCAGGGGCTTGCCGTCATATCAAATTGCAAGAGGAGCGTAAGGAAGAAGAAAGACGAGAAGAGCAAGAATTTGCGTCTATGATTATCCAAGGCTACAACCATGCATACGAACGTGGTAGAGAGGCGGAACGTCAAGAAATCCGCAAGAATATTCGTCGTCCGTTCAAGGGCTTCACCTATGACAACGAACCGCCTCAAGGATTGCGTCCTGAACCTTTGGCATTGCCAGAGCCTAAAAAATCTGCAATCAGATTTTTGTAATGAGGAGGTCAGGAAATGGAAGAATTGATTGAATGGCTGTTGTGGCATGAAAGAGTGAATAAAGAAATGTTATCGTCTGATGAAGAAAAGTCTGACTTTGAAATATATTTAGAGGACGAGAATAGAAAAATATCACTCATCAAAGAATACCTAACGGACTATGAAAAACTAGCTAAGGACTATCGTGATGTGGAGCTTAAAAATAAGCTGCTAAAGATTGAAAAAATGGAGCTGGAAGGCAGGTACATCTATGAGGATATGCGGATGAAGTACCGTGCGAATCGGAGGAAGTGGGGCGCTCGGTATGTCTGAAATCAAGTGGATTAAAATCACAACCGATATTTTTGACGATGAAAAGATTTGCCTGATTGATGCCTTACCTGATCCTGATGCCATCTTAGTGATATGGTTCAAGATTTTGACACTTGCTGGAAAACATAACAGTAATGGTTTGCTGATGATGACGGATAAGGTTCACTATACAGATGAAATGTTAGCTACTATTTTTCGTAGACCATTGAATACAGTAAGAATGGCTATTGGAATCTTTGAACAGTTCGGGATGATTGAGATTATCGATGGGATCATTAGCCTGCCAAATTGGGAAAAACATCAAAACGTTGATGGAATGGAGAAAATCAAGGAACAGACACGTAATCGTGTAGCCAAATACCGTAAAAAACAGAAAAATCTTGCTCTTGGTAACGTTACAGGTAACGTTACAGTAACGGACGGTAACGCACTAGAAGAAGATAAGAATAAGAATAGATTAGATAAAGATAAGAGTAAGAAAAGAATAACTACTACTAGTAGTAGTGGTAGTGAAGAAAATATTTTAGAACTTTTTCAATCAGAATTTCGTAGGCTCTTATCTGGATTTGAGATTGAAGAAATAAACCATCTACTCAATGAGAATGATGTGGATTTGGTAAAGGAAGCACTGAAGACTGCTATTAACTCAGGAAAGCCCAACATCAAATATATTGGTGGTATTTTAAGAAATTGGCAGATGAACAATGTCACGACTGTTGAGCAGGTTCGTCAATCAGAAAAGAAGAACAAGGATAAGAAAGAAGAACAGGAGGCCAAGGACGAATGGGGGTATTAGAACTGATTGAGCAATTCGAGATTGACTATTATCCGTTGAGCTACGAGAAGAAAACTCTTTTAGCAGACCAACCAATTCATCAAGTGGTTGCATGCTTGTCTGAAATGGCTAGCTGGAATGAATGCGGAGGTCGGCTAGTATGGTAGAGAGTGTGTTTGAGGAAATTGCCTTATCTTATCACAGGAATACAGAACAACAGAAAGAGCTTTGCGAAAAGCACAACATACCTTTGATAAAGATATTGCGGACTGAGAGTGTTGTATGCCGCATGTGTGAATCTGAGCGGATCCATGAAGAGAATCAGGCAAGAGTGAATGAACTAGCTAACGCTGAGAATGAGAGAGAGAGGAAATACTATCTAGAAAAGTTCTCTCTTTATGATGAGGTTTTGAAAAATGCGACTTTGGACAATTTTGAGACACCCACTGAAAAAGAAGCTGAAAAGTTAGCTTTTGCAAAGCGGATTTGTCGTGAGTGGTCTGAGGGCGCTAGGAACAACATCGTGCTACAAGGAGAACCTGGGACAGGCAAGAGCCATTTGGCCTTTGCTATGGTTAAAGCTTTATCTGAGTACACGAAAGAGATTGCTATTTTTATCAACGTGACGGACTTGCTGATGAAGATTAAAGCTGATTTTAGTCAGGAAGAGTTTCTGGTCAACAAAATTGCTAGTGCTAAGTTTTTGGTTTTGGATGATTTGGGAATGGAAAAGGATAGCGAATGGTCGTTTACTATTCTCTACAATATCCTGAATAAGCGTTCAAATACAATTATTACTACGAATTTAATTTCTGCTGATATTCAGAAACGATATGGCAGGCCCTTCATGTCTAGATTGATGAAGGGTGTGGATAAAGACCATTTGATGGTTTTCAACGACTTGACAAACAAGCGGAAGCAATATTTTTAGAACGGAGGTGGCTGATGTTTATTTTAAAGCATGGGACGAGAGAGGATAAGCCGTTTCTAAGGTCCGCGGTTATCGGTGTGACTGGCTTGGACATCTCATGTTCTGAGGAGAAGAAAGCTTTGCGGTTCGTCTCTCGGGCGGCAGCCTTACAGGTTGGCAAAGCATTGAGGAGTTCCTTTGGGAATTTTTACCCGGTCGAGGTGGAGTGATGTTAGAGCTTTACTTCGTCTACAACGGGCACTGCAAGTTTTTTCTTGGGAGGTTTGACAATGTGGATGAACTTATCGAACAGATGAAAGATCATCAGTGGGCTTTCTCAGGTATTACCAGACCAAAATTCAAGAAACACATCGGAAAAGACGATGTACGTTTTGATTATGGTGCTGTAGATTGCTATTACTTAGCATCAAAATCAACGTGCCGCGAACCACGTTAAAAGCGAGCTAGAATATGCGTCAGACTTGGACGAATGACGTATAAAGAATTTGCTAGCTCTTGTGTCTTTGAGCCATGAGGGGCAAGAGCTGGATTTTTATAAACAGGATAAAACATGGAATACAGCAAACAAACAGTAATCGACGGACTGAAACGGACAATCGAGCAGACGGAGGGAAGGATAGTTGAACTATCTGAGCCGTGTGTCAAATCGCTTGCTTTTAGCAGGTCTGAGGAACGTGACTTGCTTAAAAAGAAAGTGAAAAACTGGAAGAAGAGAATAAAGGAGTTGAAAGATGAAACTTAAAGAATTGATTGAGAGAATTAAACGTTTAGATGAACCGTACTTAAAACAGGAATTTGTTTTAGAATTAGTTAAACAACTAGACGAACCAGAAAAAGTCAAAGTACCGCAGTTTGTGGCGGATTGGATTGAAAATTCAAAACAAGAAAAACGTAATCTACGTAATGCTCTCAATAACGGAAGCGAAAAAATGCGTTTGTGGCTTCTTGACCAAGAGAATTATGATCTATTCGCCCGTGCATGGCTTGACGGCTACGAGGTCGAGAAAGAGAAGCGGTATCTTGTGAAGATGAAAGGTATTGATACTAATTTTAATTTTTTAAATCGTTACAGAAACGAAAACTACTGGATATTTTCAAGCAAAGACAAAAATACTTTATATCAAACACATCACACCCGAAAAGAACTCGAAGAAGCGGACTTCGGCTGGGTGTTCGATTGTCCAGGGATTGAGATTGAGGAGGTGGAGTGATGAGTTATGATTTGGAAATCTTAGCGAAAATAGAAAACGGAGATTATATTCGTATCGCTGAACCTAGATATAGTTCTCCGACCTACAATCTCGGGAAGATGTTTAGAATTGCTATGGATTGGGATTTTGACCAAGACACTACGTACAACATTGCTGACATTTTAGATAACATTCAACGCGGTATCTCTGAATTAGAACGGTATCCTGAAAAGTATGTGCAGTATGAACCTGAAAATAGATGGGGAACAGTTAGCGGTGCATTGGAGGTTTTGAAGTCATTGAAAGAGTGTATTTTAGAACAAGATATTGATACGAAATATTTATATATGAGGTGGTAACATGAAACGACCAAACAGATACCCGTACACACGAAGTCAGTGGCGAGTTCTTTATAAATTTAACCATGAAACCCGTCAGAGAGAACCGTACTTATTAAATAATCTTACATTTAAAACAAAGGAGGTGGAGTGATGATACAAACGCTTGAAGAAGGAATGAAGAATCAAAGTAAACGCATAAAAATCCCAATGGAAATCAGACCGTTTGATGTGGGTTATCGAATAATAAATAAACACGGTCAAGCGCTTGCCTTGAATAACGGAGCAAGTATATTCGCTTTACCTTCGCTGGCCGAAAAAGCGATAAAGAAAGAGTTTGGAAAAAATGATCCAGACTTTGACATCGAAAAACATTTTGTCGAAGAGGTCGCTATTGTCAATTTAAGTAAATTTCATAGTTATTTTGAGGAGGTGGAGTGATGGCTAGAAAGGTACAAGCAACGCTTACCAAAGATATGTATGACCATGTCGAAGCCATCAAAGAATATGGTGGTTATAGAAGCATATCAGAAGTGGTCAATAAAGCACTTGAAAAGTTAGTAAATGAACATACCAACAATGATATATATAAATATTATTTGCAAAAAGTAAGAGATGAAAGAGAGGTCATAGATTGAAACGAAAAAGCATTTCTAAAGTCATGAGACAAAAAGTTTTAGATAAGTATGACGGCCACTGTGCTTATTGTGGCAAGGTTTTGGACTTAAAAACTTTGAGAGTAGATCATTTACACCCTCACTATCGAGGCGGAGAAGATATCTTTGAAAACTATATGCCTGCTTGCTATCAATGTAATTTCTACAAATCTACTCTTCTGTTAGATGAATTCAGAGAACAGATGTCTACCTTGCACGAAAGAATCAGCAAGCCATTTATAGCAAGACTTGGGTTAGATTATGGAATTATTGAAATCAAGCCTTTTAATGGTAAATTTTATTTTGAGGAGGAGACATGAAACGATTCATAGCTATCTGGATTCTGCTATCTACTGGATTGAACATCTGGCAGATGGACAGGATTCGAGATTTGGAAGAGAAGAAGCCTATGGTTGTCTATAGAGCTGATAACGCAGGCGCTGAGATATTCGGTAAGGTCGTCGAGAAAGGACGACATGGCAAGCTATACACGCTTACGATTCGTGATTACGGGGTGTTCGTGGTTATGAAGGACGTGTATGACAAGGTTAGATTAGGAGATGAGGTGTTATTATAATGGACGATGTTTTACAAGCTTTAGCAAAAATGCTAAACATGACAGTTGATGAAGTAAGTTCTTTGCTTACAACATTTAAAGGGAATGCACCGCAGGTTTACGAAGCAATCGTTAAAGAAAAGATGTTTTATGATATCTTCAGTCTTTTTCAAACTATTTCGATTGCAATACTGGTTGTCTCATCAGTGGTTTTAGCAGTTTTAACTATCATATATTTCACTTATGGCAGTTTCTAATATTCGCAAGGCTTTCTCTCAGATATTTGATAACTTGTTTACATTTTTTAAAAACCTGGAGGTGGAAATTGAAAAAATTGAGCGACGAAGAACTCAAAACGTTAGACAGAGAACTTTTCAAATTTCAAAACATTCAACGCAAAATAGATTTAAGAAGGCTAGAATTAGAAACCAGAAATCCAGATGCTCAAAGTGGATCTACTGTAGGAATAAGCAAACCTACCGAAACTATCGCAATCAGAATCGCAGATGATCCGACTTTAAAATTTCTTGAAGGATTTAAAGGGATTATCAATAAACTCTTAAGCAATCTAGTTGATGAGGATAAGGAAATTTTTAATCTACGCTGGAGATACCCTCAATTGAGATGGGAAGAAATAGCAGAACAGAAATTCATGAGCAAAGCTACAATCTATCGAAGGAGAAGGATTATCTTAGAACAGTACGCTATCTTGAAAGGTGAGTTGTAAACAAGTATGAGACAAAAGACATCTTGAAGTCTCACAAAAAAAGGTTTATTATGATAGCATGAACTTCTGAAACAAAACACACATCACACTTTAGGAGTCATCCTTAATTCTAGTCAGAAAAGTTGTCCAACAGAAGTATCGTCAAGAGTCAGCAAATGCTGGCTTTTTGTTTTGTAGAAAGGAGGCAGTTATGGAATTTGTATCACCGATAAAAGACAATGACGACATCCAGGCAATGAAAGATTATCTCAAGGAGTGGAATGAGATGTATTATATGCTATTCATTACAGGCCTGAATACTGGCTTGCGAGTTGGAGATATACTTACCTTGAAAGTTAAAGATGTTCAAGGTTGGCACATCAAACTGAGAGAACGGAAGACTGGCAAGCAGATAACAAGACGGATGACAAAGGAGCTCAAGAAAGAAATGAGGAGATATGTCGAGGACAAACCATTTCATCATTTCTTATTCAAGAGTAGGCAAGGGAAAAATAAAGCAATCACTCGTGAGAGAGCCTATCAAATTATTCATGAGGCTGCTGAAGAACTTGGCATTGATAATGTTGGAACACATACAATGCGAAAAACGTTTGGTTATAAATATTACAACAAGACAAAGGACGTAGGGACATTACAGAAAATGTTCAATCACTCATCACCTGCAATAACCTTGAGATACATAGGAATAGAACAAGCAGAGCTCGATGACGCACTACGGAACTTTGTCATTTAATTTTTTTAGATATTACTTTCACATAACGAGTTAAGCATAAACTGAAAAAATGAAATGCTTTAAAACCCATGCTTATTAAGGGTTTGAGATTTAGAGTGAGTTTAACAAAATATAAGATATGTGAAGGTGAGGGATAAAATTGGTATAGTTGGAGGATGAAACATTGGGATTATTTTTAGGATATCTAGTTGTCTATTTTTTAACCTTAATTTTTTTAGTCGTTATTTTTGATTGGGGGAAAAGTGATGTATTAAAGTTAGTTGAGAATGGATTGATATTTCTTTTCTTGCCACTCGTATTTGTTTTTGTATTGGGCTATGATTTTATAAACAAAATAAAATGAGACAAAAGACATCTTGAAGTCTCACGAAAAAAGGTTTATTATGATAGCATAGATTTCTTGTATGAGATGGGATAGGTCAAGAGCCTGTCCTTTTATTTTGCAGAGGAGTATATATCATGTACAACAAACCAGTCAGACAGAGCTTGAAGACAAGGAAGTGGTACAAGTTCCGTGACAAGGTCATGAGACAACACGATTACCTTTGCCAAGAAAGTCTGAGATATGGGCAGTCAGTTCCAGCTGAAATGGTTCATCATATTTACCCAGTATCTGAGTATCCAGAACTTGAGTATGTATCTTGGAATTGTTTGCCGCTGACCAACCGCAAACATAATACGTTCCATGACCGCAACAACGATAAGATAATCGGAAATGGAATTTATTGGCAGAAGAAAAGAAAAAAAGAATTTTTAAATTTTTTTCAAAAACAAAAATGAAAAATGAAAAAAATTTTTTATCCCCCCACTTCAAAAAAATTTTTTCGAAGCCTCTGGGAACCGGTGAAGGGAACTTTTTCCAAGTCGGGAGGCTTCAAACAAAAAGGGGATAAAAACTAAGCTATTTTGACGAAAGGAGGTAGTTTTTGGCTAAACCAATTACAGCGAAGTCGATTAAGTCAAAGGTAGTCAAGCAGATGAAAGATTTGGGCACTTATCGTAAAGAGTTCGAAATGATCATTGATATTTTTGCAGGCATGCTATATCAGTATCAGAAACTTGCTCAAGATTATGCTGACATGGGTTATCCAGTAACAGACACCTACGTCAATAAGGCTGGTGCTGAAAATGAGCGCAAAGTTCCAATCTTGACAGCTATGGAAATTTTGAGGAAAGACATTCTCAGCTACTCTAATCAGTTGATGATGAATCCTAAGTCGCTCGGTGAGGTAGTAGAACAAGAGGGTGAGTCAGTTCTTACTGAGGTCCTGAAGTTCAAGAACGAAATCAAGAAGAAGCGAGTGACTGGCAATGGGTAATCTTGATAAAGCAAAAGAATACGCTCAACACGTCTTAACTTACCAAGAGGAACATTGCGAGGAGAACATTCTTGCTGCTGAACGTTTTTTTCGTGATTTAGAAAATCCTGCTTTTGAGATGGATGAGGATATGGTGGATTTTGTTATTCACTTTATCGAGAACGTGATAGTTCATCAGCAGGGCGATGATATGTTTGCGGTGTCTATCCGTAACAAGCCATTACTCTTGCAACCGTGGCAACATTTCGTTGTTGTTAACCTGTTTGGGTTTTACTATAAGGGTACGAATGAACGCAGGTTTAAAGAAGCGCTTATCATGCTTGCTCGGAAGAATGGAAAGACCTCGTTTACTGCTGCAATCGCACTTGCTTATCAGATTCTGGACACGGATAGCGGTTCGAAATGCTATATCGTTGCTAACTCAGTCAAGCAAGCGATGGAAGCTTTTGGTTTTTTAAGGTTCAACGTTGAACGATGGAATGATAAGAACATTCGTATCAAGGATAATAACCAAGAGCATTCTATCACTGCTAATTTTGGTGATGAGGGTTCATTCTTCATTCAGGCATTGGCCAACGATGAGAGCCGTTTGGACTCTCTGAATGGGAATGTTATCATTTTGGACGAAGCTCACACAATGAGGAATAGTAAGAAACATGGCCTTATGAAAAAAACAATGTCAGCATACCGTAACAGTATGCTTTTTGTTATCTCTACGGCTGGGGATATTCCTACTGGGTTCCTTGCTAATCGTTTGAAATACTGTCAAAAGGTGCTCAAGCAATTGGTCACTGATGATTCATTTTTCATCTTCATCTGCAAGGCTAATCAATCTGCTGATGGGGATGTAGTGGATTATCTGGACGAGAACATCCTAAAGATGGCTAATCCGTCATGGGGTGTCACTGTTTCGCTCAAGGCTCTCAAGGAAGAAGCAGAGCAGGCTATGAATGACCCCCAGACAAGAAATGAGTTTTTCAATAAGACCTTGAATATCTTTACAAATTCTATGAATGCTTATTTCAATCCTGATGAGTTTATTGCGTCGGATAGTTGCTACGATTGGAGTTTAGAAGAGCTGGCACGCTTGCCGATTCGTTGGTATGGTGGTGCGGACTTGTCAAGATTACATGACTTAACAGCAGCTGCTCTCTACGGTGTCTATCATGATGGTGAAAAAGATATTGATATCTGTATCACACACGCTTTCTTCCCTCGTGTCAACGCTCAGAAAAAGGCCAACGATGATGGGATTCCACTTTTTGGCTGGCAGTCTGATGGCTGGCTGACGATGAGCAATACTCCTACCGTTCTCTATGACGATATCGTCAAATGGTTCATCAGTATGCGTGAGCGTGGATTTAAAATCCAAGCTGTGGGAATGGATAGGAAGTTTGGTCGTGAGTTTTTGACTAAGATGAAAAAGGCTAAGTTCAAGATGATTGACCAGCCTCAGTTATTCTATCTGAAATCTGAGGGGTTCAGACGGATTGAGTTCAAAGTCAAGAACAAGGAATTTTACTATCTTCATTCTGACGCTTATGAATACTGTGTGAGCAATGTTAGAGCAATTGAAAAGGTGGACGACGCTGTGCAATATGAAAAATTAGACGGAGACGGTGGGACTGCAAGGATTGACTTGTTTGATGCCAGCGTCTTTGCTTGTATACAGGCTCTTGCTAATCTTAGCAAGGGTGGCGATGTGATGAGATTCTTTGATTAGAGAGAAAGGAGGTGAGGAAACATGGGTATTTTTGAAAAGTTTTGGAAACGAAACAAGCCAAGTAAGCCAATCAACATGCTGAGTCATTCAGATTTAGGGTTGTCAAACCTGATGGATTCGTATGTACCTTTGGCCAGAAATCCAGACGTGGTGACAGCAGTTAATAAGATTGCTGATTTGGTCTCTAATATGACCATCCACCTGATGGAGAATACAGATAAAGGTGATATCAGAATTCGTGACGGACTGGCTAGAAAGATTGACATCAATCCATGTGAACACATGACAAGGAAGTCATGGATTTTCAAGATTGTGCGTGATTTGCTTTTATATGGAGATGGGAATTCTGTCCTACATGTGGAATATGAGCCTGTTACGGATTATATTTCTAATCTAAGACCATTTCCGATGAGAGAAGTTTCGTTCCAAACCGATAAGGATTCCTATGTAATCTCATTTAGGGGTGAAGAGTATTCCCCTGATGAAGTAGTCCACTTTGTCATCAATCCAGATCCAGATATTCCATACATTGGTACTGGTTTTAGGGTGACGTTGACAGATGTGGTTCAAAGTTTGAACATGGCTACTAAGACTAAAAAAAGCTTCATGAACGGTAAGAACATTCCTAGTCTTATCGTCAAGGTTGACTCGTCTAGTGCTGAACTAGATTCAGAGCAAGGGCGTGAGCGCATCGCTGAGAAGTATTTAAGTACTAGCAGGGTTGGCGCTCCATGGATTGTTCCAGAGGCATTGCTGGACATCCAGCAGGTAAAACCGCTTAGTCTAACGGATATCGCTCTAAATGAGTCTGTAGAATTAGATAAAAGAACAGTTGCAGGTCTATTAGGAGTACCTGCTTTTATTTTGGGCGTGGGAGAGTTCAACAAGACAGAGTATAACAACTTTGTAAATACGACTGTTATGAGTATCGCTACCACTATTACTCAAACACTAACTAGAGACTTACTTTTGTCTAGTAATCGTTACTTCAAGCTAAATCCTCGCTCACTCTTCTCTTACAACATTACAGAATTGTCTGATGTTGCCCAACAAATGACAAACAGTACTGCAATGCGTCGTAACGAATGGAGAGATTGGCTTGGTATGGCTCCTGATCCTGAGATGGAAGAGTTGATTGTCCTTGAGAATTATATCCCTCAAGAGAAGATAGGAGACCAAAATAAATTGAAAGGAGGTGAGGAAGAGAATGCAGAAACGGAATAGTTATCGTGCCACTCAATTTCAAACTAGGGAAGAAGACTCTGGTGATTTGATTTTGAGTGGCTACTTTATCAAGTTTGACGAGGAGACGGAATTGTGGCCAGGCTACTGTGAAGTTATCAAGCGTGTTGGAGTTGAGAAAGCTATCAAAGACGCTGACATTAGAGCTTTATTTAACCATGATGATAGTCTTGTTCTCGGTCGAACAGGCAACGGAACTCTGACTCTGGGTATTGATGATGTTGGTCTTTTTGGAGACATCATCATTAACAAGGATGACCCTCAAGCTGTTGGAGCCTATGCCCGTGTCAAACGTGGAGATGTTATCGGTTGTAGCTTTGGCTTTATCCCGATAAAAATCGAAACAGAGGAACGTGAAGACGGCTCGTATCTGGACACTGTCTTAGAACTAGAAATCTTTGAAGTGAGTCCATGTACATTCCCAGCCTATCCACAAACGGAAATCGCTGCACGACAAAAAGACTTTGAAAGTCAGAGCCGTGCGAATCGTGAAGCGCTAGACAAGCGCAAGAAAGAAATTAAGGAGAAATTTAAGCTATGAACAAGGCATTAATCTTTGGTGCTCGTATGCGAGCAAAAGCAACTAAGGTAGTTGAGTTGGAAGAAACTATCGAAGAATTAAACAAACGTTCAGTTGTTGAACTAGAGAAGTTAGACCGTGCTGAGACTGATGAAGAAGTTTCAGCAGTTGAAAAGACTGTAGATGATCTTCAAAAGGAAATTGAAGAAAAAGAAGCTGAAAAAGCGCAGTTGGAAAAAGAAATTGACGAGTTGGAAAAACAAATCGAGGAGCAAAATCGTAAAGCACCAACACCAGGTAAAACTGAAAAACGAGGAGGAAAAACATTGGAACAACGCGAAGCATTTAACCACTATCTCCGAACAAAAGAAGTGCGTGCTGATGGTCTCAAATCCGCTGAAGGAGAAGCAATCATTCCTGTTGAATTGATGACGCCTAAGGAAGCGAAACAAGACAAGACAGATTTGACTTCATTGGTCAACATCGTTAATGTCAAGAACGCAAGCGGTAAATGGTCAGTTGTTAAATTGACTGATCAAACAATGAACACTGTTGAAGAGTTGGAAGAAAACCCTGAATTAGCTAAACCAACCTTCACAAAAGTTAATTATGAGATTAAGACACGTCGTGGTCATTTGCCAGTATCTCAAGAATTGATTGATGACGCTGACTACGATGTCATGGGATTGGTTGCTAAACAAGCTAAGAACCAAGAACGTATCACCAAGAATAAAGAAATCGCTAAAGTTCTCAAAACAGCTACAGCTAAAAGCGCAGCTGGTTTGGACGGCTTGAAAGATATTCTCAATGTGGAATTGAAACCGTACTACGATGCCACTATTGTATGTACCCAATCTATGTTCGCCGCTCTTGATAAAATCAAGGACAAGGACGGTCGCTATATGCTACAAACAGATATCACTTCTCCAACTGGCTACAAGTTCGCTGGTCGTGTAATTGATGTTTATCCTGATGATATTATTGGGGACGCTAAAGGAGAAATGAAAGCCTTTATCGGTGATGTTGGAGAGTTTGCGACATTGTTTGATCGCGCTCAGACAACTGTCAAATGGCAAGATGATAAAATCTACGGTCAATATCTAGGAACTGCAAACCGTTTCGATGTTAAGAAAGTTGATGAAGCAGCAGGATTCTATGTAACTTACACTGACGCTGCAGGGTAAGGAGGGAACTGATGGCTTATCAAGTAATCCGTCCTTTTAAGGATTTGAGAGACCCTCAACAATATGAATATCAAATCGGGGATATTTATCCCCGAAAAGGATATAGAAGCAACAAGACCTTCATTCAAGAGTTGTTAGATGGGTCAAATAGTGCAGGATCTATTTTCTTGACTAAAATCGATGATGACGATATTTCCGAAGGAGAAGCAGAAACTCAAGAACCCGAAGAGGAAGATGAGGAGTAGTTATGGACAATGCTCAATTATTAGAATTACTAAAACTAAAATTGGGTATAGCAACAAATCTACGTGATAAGCCTTTGGAGAAAATCATCGAAGCTGTCATAACTGAACTGGAAGATAATTTGGGAGTTTCGCTTGAATCAGAAAATGCTGAACACCAAATGTTTGTAGTCGATTTTGCAGCCTTTCGCTATGAGGGTGGGGTGGATATGCCACGCCACCTTTTATGGCGGTTGCATAATTTGAAATTGAGGTAAGAAGATGGCATGGAACAATGAGATTACATTAATCTCAAGGGTTAAAACAGGACTAGATAAATTGCACCAGCCTCTATTTGAGGAGAAACGATTGACTATTTTGTGTCGCAAGCGTTCCATTACTCGTTCTGAATTTTATCAGGCTAGCCAGGTTGGACTTAGACCAAGCCTTATCCTTGATATTCATAGCTTTGAGTATAACAACGAGGAAGAAGCGGAATTTAATGGGAAACGGTATCGTATTCTCAAAACATTTCCGATTAGCTTAGAAATTTTGGAGCTGACCTTGATGGAGGAATTGCCATGAGTTCAACAGGTGACCTTTCAGCAGAAATCGCTAAAGCACTGAGCGAATATTCTAGTGAGTTAGAAGATGAGATTGACACTATCGCACAAGAGTTAGGTGATGAAGCTGTTGCGACTTTGAAAGCGACAAGTCCAAAGAATAAAGGAAAGTATGGAAGAGGATGGCGTCTCAAAAAGAACGCCAAAGGATCATACGTAATCCATAATGCTACAGGCTATCAATTGACACACCTACTTGAAAATGGCCATGTTTTAAGAAATGGTGGTCGCAGTCGTGCTATCCCTCATATCCAACCTGTAGAAGAAAAGCTAATCAATTCCTTTGAACGTAAAGTGAAGGAGGCTATTCAAAAATGAAATTATCTGACCTTGTCGATATTCTAAGTCAAGCGAATCTACCTATAGCCTATCGTGCATTTGAAATTGGACACGTTCCTCAAACACCTTACCTTATCTACTTTGAATCACATCCAGATATCAAGAGAGCAGACGACGAACAGAAATACCAGATTAAATCTGTGACTGTAGAGCTTATCTTTGAACGTAAAGACGAAGATTTGGAAGAGGCCTTGGAAGAGTTGTTGTCTAAACATCAACTTGTTTTTGAGGTTTCAGAAGAAAGCTATATCCCAACAGAAAGGCTATCTGTCAAGCCTTACACTGTTTATTTGTACTAAAGGAGAAGAAGATGACAAAAACAGAAAATAAAGTAACCTTTGGATTGAAAAACGTGCATATCGCACCAATCGAAACGATCAATGGGGAAACAAATGTCATTAGCTATGGGAAAATTTTCCGTTTCCCTGGAGCGATGAACTTGGAGTTAGAACCAAAAGGAGAATCGAAAGCAATCCCAGCCGACGATGTGGACTACCACTTCATGAACTCAAATGAAGGGTATGAAGGAAAATTGAAAGTACCGCATATCACGGAAGAGTTTGCGACAAACATCCTAGGAGAACTCAAGGATGAGCAAACAGGAGTATTGACTGAAAAAGGCGACTCCTCAACTAAACTATTTGCTATTATGTTTGAATTTTCAGGAGATCAAAACAAGACTCGCTACGTTCTCTACTACTGCTCTGCTAGTCGTCCATCAAACGGCTCTGCTACTAAGAGCGGAACAACTGTCAACGAGCGTGAACTTAGCTTCAAAGCTTCACCACGTCCGCTTGATAGCGTAGTGAAACGTTCGATTACGTCAGCAGACAAGAAAGAAGTGTATGACGCTTGGTTTACTAGCGTTTATGAGCCAACATCTCTAGGGTAAGGAGTAAAGAATGCGTCGAAGTATTAAAATCAGCAATAAGCGCTATGAACTTGCAACAAATGCCTATACTCCAATCGCTTACAAGAATGAGTTTGGGCAGGATTTTTTCAAGGACCTTTTGGGACTTTTGAAAAATAAACAATTGGTAGCTCAATTGAATCAATTGGAAAAAGGTAATGATTTGGTTGCGGAAAGCGTCGATTTATCTCTTTTAGAAGATTTCGATATTACCTTTTTCTATCGTCTATTTTGGGTATTTGCTAAATCTGGCAATCCTAAAATTAAACCGTTTGATGATTTCTTCATGGAAATGGAAGAATTTCCTCTTGATGAAGTTTGTCCGCTAATGATGGAAATGTTGAATACGGTATTACAAACAAAAAAGAAACAGACACATCAGAAACAGCAAGCGAAGAATCCTTCACGGTAGAATCCTATCTATCTTGTTGCAAGGAAACCGGCTTATCTATCGATGATCTCAAGCATATTTCTATTGGGATGGCTTTAGATTATCAGACAGATTATGTCAATTTGCGTAGCGAAAATAAAACGGGTAGTCGGAAGGCTACCCAAGCTGATTTTGATGCGTTTTAGAGAAAAAGCGAGTGCTGAGAGAGCGATTGTGAGGACAAGTTCCTTGTATTGATTAGTGTTCTGGTCATATAAAATCTCTAAGCGCTCCTTATTTTTTAAGGAAAGGAGGAAATATGGCAGGAAATATCAAAGGGATAAAAATTGAAATCGATGGCGACACCCAACCCTTGCAGAAAGCGTTAAAAGGTGTCAATCAAGAGTCTGCTAACGCAACAAAAGAACTGAGACAAATTGATAATGCTCTTAAATTTGATACTGGGAATGTTACCTTACTAACCCAAAAGCAAGAAGTCTTACAGAAGCAAGTCGGAACCACTCGGGAAAAACTAGAAACTTTAAGACAAGCACAGTCTCAAGTTGAGGAGCAGTTTAAAAAAGGAGATATTGGCGCCGATCAGTATCGTGCTTTCCAACGTGAAGTAGAAGTGACTCAAAATGTCCTAAAAGGATATGAGGGAAAGCTAGCTAGTGTCAATCAGGCTCTTGAAGGTAATGGGAATGCAACTAAGAATAACCAAACCCAACTAAAAGAATTGCAGAATGAACAAAAACTACTTGCCAGTGAATCTGAAAAGGTAGTCAGTTCGTTCAAACTGCAAGAAAGCCAGATGGGTGCCAACGCTAGTGAAGCTGACAAGTTGGCATTGGCTGAAAAGAAGATTGGTGCACAGTCCGAAATTGTCGCTCGTCAAATTGAAAACCTTGAGAAGCAGTTAAGTCTAACTAAAGAACAGTATGGCGAAAACTCAGCTGAAGCTAACAAGATGGAAGCGGAGCTGAATCAAGCTAAGACTGCTTACGCTAATCTTGGTCAGGAAATGGAAAAATTAGCCAGCAGTGGGAAACAAGCTGGAGATAGCCTCAGCGAGACTAACAGCCTCTTAAAGGCTGAGTTACTAAACCAATTTTCTGAGAAGCTATCTGATATTAGTCAAAAACTAGTTGACTTTGGGAAAAGTGCTCTGGAAGCCTTTCGTCAAGTAGACGAAGGGATGGACATCATTGTTACTAAAACAGGCGCTGGAGGAGAAGCTCTGCAAGGTATGCAGGATGTTGCAAACGAAATCGCTACATCGTTACCAACAGATTTCTCAACAGTAGGGAATGCGGTTGGAGAAGTTAACACTCAATTTCAACTTACAGGCGAAGCACTCAAGGGTGCCTCAGAGGATATTATCAAATTCTCGGAAATTAACGGTTCTGATGTCACAAATTCGACTATTCAGTCGAAACAGGCATTAGAAGCGTACGGAATGACTGTTGATGATTTATCAAAAGTTTTAGATTCAACTACGTTCGTTGCTCAGGCTACAGGTGTTTCAGTCGATGACTTGATGAAGAAAGCAACAGATGGTGCTCCTCAAATCAAATTGTTGGGACTTAGTTTTGAAGAAGCTGTTACACTTGTTGGTCAGTTAGAGCAACATGGTGTTGATTCGTCTGCTGCTTTATCAGGCTTGACGAAAGCAGCAGGAGTGTATGCCAAACAAGGCAAGAGCATGAACGAGGGTCTCAAAGAAACAATAGACTCCATCAAAAATAGCCAGAGCGAGACAGAAGCGTTAAGTATTGCTATGGAGATTTTTGGAGCTAAAAAAGCGCCACAAATGGTTGATGCTATCAAACGTGGAGCGTTAAGTTTTGAAGATTTAGGGAAAACAGCTCAAGAATCTGCTGGTTTAGTTTCAAACACCTATGAAGCTACCTTGGACCCAATCGATAAATTCCAGACGGCTCAAAATTCAGTTACTTTGGCTATGTCTGAACTCGGTGCTTCAATTGCTGAAGTATTGGCACCAGTATTTGAAATGCTGGGAAATATTGTCAAACAAGTGGCTGAATTGTTCAGTGGGTTACCTGGTCCGATTAAAGAATTTGTTGTCATTCTAGGGACAGTTGTTACCGCTGTAGGGGTTTTAGCACCGATATTCTTATCCCTGCAAGCCCTTGCGGAGCTTTTAAAAATATCTATTGGAGAAATGATAATTACCGCATTACCAATCATTGGGACAGCAGCTGCAATAGCGGCCGCAGTGGCAGCGGTCGTTGTCATTTTGGAATACTTATGGGAAACGAATGAAGGATTCCGAAACGCTGTAACAGCTGTGTGGGAGGCTATTTCATCTGTCATCAATACTGTTGTAGGTGAAATTTCAAATTTCATCATGAGTATTTTTGGAACGGTTGTAACTTGGTGGACTGAAAACCAAGAGCTAATTCGTTCTATTACGGACGCAGTCTGGACTGGCATTTCCGCTATCATTAGCGCTGTTATGACTGTTATAGGTCCTCTTATAGAGGGAGAATGGAACAATATTCAGATTATCACTTCTACAGTTTGGGAAGTGATTAAAACGGTAGTTGAAACAGCTATCAACGTTGTTTTGGGTATTATCAAGGCAGTGATGCAGATCATTACTGGTGACTGGTCTGGCGCTTGGGAAACCATTAAGAGCGTCGGAGAAACAATCTGGTATGGGATTGCAAGCGTCGTTGGTACTATCTTTAATGGCATAGCGCAGGTATTGTCTAACATTTGGAACACTGTCTCAACGGTTGCTTCAACTGTTTGGAATGGCATCCAGTCTACTCTTTCAGGAATATTTGATGGTATTTCAAGCTCAGTTTCAAGTGTCTTTAACGGCATAAGAGATACGATTAGCAATATCTGGAATAGCATTCAATCAACCGCAAGCAGTGTTTGGAATGGCGTCAAAGACACAATAGGTAATGCAATTAATGGTGCCAAAGATTTAGTTGGTAGCGCTATTGAAGCTATCAAAGGGTTCTTTAATTTTGAGTTCACATGGCCTCATATTCCTCTACCACATTTTAGCATTAGTGGATCAGCTAATCCACTCGATTGGCTAAGTGGTGGTCTACCAAGCATTGGAGTAGAGTGGTATGCCAAGGGTGGTATCTTGACCAAGCCGACTGTTTTTGGTTCAAACGGAAATAGCCTTATGGTTGGCGGAGAGGCTGGAAATGAAGCTGTCTTACCACTAAACGAACGCACCTTGGGAGCTATCGGTCGTGGAATAGCCCAAACTATGGGAGGTCTGTCTCCTGTTATCAATGTCAGCATTAGTGGAAATAACATCAGTGAAGAGATGGATATCAATCGTATTGCTGACGTTGTCGCTCAAAAGATTGCGGATGAACTGCAACGAAAAACACAGCTTAGAGGAGGGCTTATATGATCAAACATAATGAATTGGTGATTGATGGTGTAGCAACCTCCTCTTTTCCTTTTGATGTGATTGTAGAAGAAGCTCCATCCATTGTGATTGCCAATAGCAAGACAAAACTATGGGAGCATGATGGGATTAGCGGAGCAATCCTACAAACCAATCATCATAGAGGGATGGTTGAAAAATCCTACACACTTCACTTAGTAAAACCAAAGGAAGAGGACTTGAACCGTTTCTTGGCTCTCTTTGTCAGGGAAAACTTTTGGCTTGAAAGTGAACGTGTCAAAACCACTAAGATGTGGTGTTACAAGGTAAAGATTTCTGAGACTGTTAGAAATCGTGCAGGGTACTACGCACTTAAAGTCACATTTGAGTGTCACCCTACCAAATTTTTCAAAGTCACGGACAATCAAACTTTTTCAAGAAGTGGGACTTTAAGAACCAAAGGTTCTGCTTTGGCTTTCCCGACAATTACCTTGACTGGTCAGAGTACGACTGAGGTTAGTTTCACAGTAGATAGGCAGGTCATTCACTTAGAAAGACTTTCTGGAAGAGCTATCATGGTAAATAACCCTAACAACCCGAGTTTCTTGGACGGAACAGGTTCCAGAATTAAGTGGACAGGGGATTTTATCACGATTGACCCAATCAAGAAACAAGATGTCGGGATTGTCTTAGGCGCTGGTATCAGTTCCATGACGATTGAGACTGTTTGGGGGTGGGCATAATGCTATATTTGCTTGAAAGTGATACTCGTAACGTTAAATGGAACGGTATTCCACTGCATGAAGCGACTTCAGCAATCATAAAAGAGCAAATGAACGGGGATTTCATCCTTAGTGTTCGCTACCCTATCACGGACTCTGAGATTTATCAGCTTTTCCGTGAAGATATGTTGATAAAGGCACCAGCTCCTGTGATTGGTCCGCAGTTGTTCCGTATCAAGAAGCCAGTAGAGAATGATGATCATTTAGAAATCACTGCTTATCATATCACTGATGATGTCATGCAGCGGTCTATCAATCCTCTGTCTGTCAACAAGCAGAGTTGTTGGCAGGCTCTTTCTCAATTGGTACAAGTTGCTAAGTCTCCTATCAATGATTTTTCATTTACCAGTGATATCACGGACAGGCGGACCATCAACACGAAAGAAGTAGAAACACTCTACAGCGTGTTAATGGATGGCGCTCACTCAATCGTGGGAACATGGGAAGGAGAGATGGTTCGGGATAATTTCGCTATCTCAATCAAGCGAAATCGAGGAGAGGATAGAGGTGTTATCATCTCTACCCACAAAAATCTTAAATCTTATCAACGAACCAAAAACTCACAAAATGTTGTTACTCGAATTCACGCTAAATCTACATTTAAGGCAGAGGGCGCGAAGGAAGATACAACGATTGCTATAACAGTTGATAGTCCCTTAATTGGTGCCTACCCTTACATCAACGAAAGAAGTTATACAAATAATAACATTCAGACCGTTGAGGAGTTGACAAAGTGGGCTAGCGCTAAATTTACTAACGAACACATAGATAAGGCTACAGATGCCATCAAGATTGAAGCCTATGAACTTGATGGGCAAACTGTCCATATGGGAGATACAGTCAACCTGAAAAGTTATAAGCACAATGTGGACGTTTATAAGAAAGCAATTGCCTATGAGTATGACTGTTTGGCCAACAATGGACAGGGAGCTTATCTAACCATTACCTTTGATGACAAAGTGAAGTCAGGGGGAAATGGTGGCGGTGTTTCAGCAGTAGCCAATGCGATTTTGGACAAGCAAGAAACACAATTTGACATTATGCTGGAGCGTGCGATTGCCAACGCTGATCGTGCTTTTGACGCTGAGTTTGCCAAGCGTGAGAAAGCTATCACTGATGGTATCGAACTTGCCAAGGCTAAGGCAGAAGAAGTCAAGCAAGAACTGTCTGACACTATCGATCAGCGCTTCGACAGCTTTGACAACGGGCCATTGAAAGAAGCTAAGCGCAAGGCTGAAGAAGCCCTGCGAAGTGCTGGCGCAAGTAGTTTGCTTGCTCAGGAAGCTAAGAAGATTGGGCTAGATTCGATTGCTAGACTTGAAGCGTTTAAGTCGCAGGCTACGAGCGCTCAGACGGCTCTGTCGGGTGATTTAAATGGTCTGAAACAGACAGTCACAAGCGAGGTCAATCAAGCTTCAGAATATCGCAGAACGACCACAGAATCTCTTAGTCGAATGACTGGCCAGATGAATGGATTTGCGACGAAATCAGAGGTTAAGCAAGGCATTGATGGGCTTACTCAGACCTTCGCTAAGATGAAGGTCGGTAGTCGCAACTATGCTGAAGACTACGATTTTTCAAGGGGACTTTGGTACTATACTCAAGGAGATAATAGTCCACAAGATTGGACTATCTCAAACGGTGAGTACAACGTCAAAGGAACGACCAACACTTGGAAGCAGATGCAAATCTATTCAAAAGAAGGAAGTATAACTTCAGGTAAGAGTTCGACAGCTCTTCTTGAGTTGGAACTTGGCGAGACTTATACGCTTTCGTTTCAAGGGATTTGTTATTCTGGCTCTTCAAGTGTTTGGCTATCATTAAGGGCTAACCGTACAGTTTCTGGTAATCCTGAAATTATGTATGGCAATTTCAACCTCACGTCTAGCTGGCAGACTTATCAAGTCACTATACCAGCATTGACCAAGCCTGAAAATTTTAATTTCTGGCGAATTATTCTTGGTTATAACGAGGTTGGCCATGTAGCCTTTCGCAAGGTTGAATTGACCAGAAGTTCTACTCGTATAGATGCGGGTCCTGCCCCCGAAGATGGTAAGACGGATCTTGTCGTCGCTAAATCTGAATTCCAGAAGACCGCCGAAGGTCTGTCTATGAAGCTAGCAGCGGTTGAAAGCTATGTCGGTCAGGACGGTCAGCGACAGGAAGCCCTACAGCGCTATACTCGTGAGGAAAGCGCAAAACAAGCGACGGCTGTACGTGAGCAGATATCCAGAGACTACGTTGGGAAATCGGCTTATCAAGAAGATGTGCGAGGTCTTGAGCGTAGATTTAGTGCGATAAGTACACAGACGAGCAATGATATTGCTTCAAAGATTGCTCAGTATAAGCAGACAGTAGACGGCCGATTTGCAAGTATCACATCTCAGATAGCTGGCAAGGCTAACCAAGTCGATTTCCAACATGTGAAAGAAACCAGTCAGCTATATGAGCGGATTATCGGTAGCAACGAGAATGATATCTCGAATAAGGTCGCTCGCATGGCTCTGACCAATCAGTTGTTTCAGGTTGAGGTGTCTAAGAATGAAGGTCTGAAAACCGTTCAAAGACAGTTAGCTGGTTCGTGGTCCGTTCAAAACATTAACTCAGCTGGGGATATCATCTCTGGAATTAATCTGGGTGCTAATGGTCACAACCGTATCACTGGGAAACTGACTCATATCACTGGCGAGACCTTGATTGACAATGCTGTTATCAAGTCTGCCATGGTTGATAAGCTGAAAACGGCCAATTTTGAAGCTGGTTCGGTCACGACTACGATTTTAGACGCTGAAGCAGTAACGGCTGAGAAGTTGAAAGTTGATAATGCGCTCATTAGAAAAATCACTGCAAATGAAGCTTTTATTGACCAACTGACATCTAAACGCATTTTCGCGACAAGAATAGAGTCCGTCATTTCTAGCTCAACTGTTTTAGAAGGTTACAAAGGCTGGATTGGTGGCTTCCAGCTCGGAACGCATGATTCAGGTTACGGACGTTGGATAACTGGTCGCAATCACTTCTCGGTTGGAATGGGAAATGGCGAAGGTGGTAGTGGACAAACAGCTCTTTGGGTTAACTGGGGAGACAATTGGAACGAACCTGGATACTATGCATGGTTCGTGAAAAATAATGGCAAGATGTATTGTTATAACACGGCTGAATTTTGGAAAACACCAATTATTCATGGGGATCTAAAAGTAACTGGTAATATCATCTATGAAGGCGGTGCGTGGGTCTATTCTCCGTGGTACAACAAGTTGACCAAAGAATATTCGCAAGGGGAAGATTGGCTATATTTATACCTTCAAGGCGGTGGCCGTGACTGGATTCATATGAATAAGGTAATCTCAGACCGTCGTTATAAATCCAATATTCAAGATAGTCAAGTTTCTGGTCTAGATGTCATCGAAAAGCTGAAAACTTACAGCTATCGTAAAGAGTACGATGGCAAAATCGAGGACATTTCATGCGGTATCATGGCTCAGGATGTCCAGAAATATGCCCCTGAAGCATTTTTCGAAAATCCTGACGGTGTATACTCATATCGCACATTTGAACTTGTGCCTTACTTAATCAAGGCCATTCAAGAATTAAATCAAAAAATAGAAAAAATGGAGAAAACAATAGCATGAATAACAACATGGACGCAGTAGTAAATCAGTTAACACTTGATTCACTGACTAAAAAACTAGCAGTCAGTGAGCAAGAATCAGCTAAGAATGAGGCTCTTTATTTGTATGCAGCAAGCGAATTGCACAAAATGAAAGAGGTTCTAGAATATGACCCAGCTCTAAAAGAGTTATTTGAAGAAGTGAAAGGAAAAATGACAAATGGCAATTAATAATTATGAACTAGCAAGCAAACCTTATATTCGAGGATTTGGAGATAATATCAAGACAGTAGTTGAAATTCGTTTATCAGAAGGCAATCGTTACAGTACGAACATGCGCGAACTTTTAGGAGATCGCACAAGTGAACCAGAAGATGTCTTGATTCAAGCGGTGCTCGATATCCTAAAAGCTGAACTAGATCCAGGTTCAGCAATCGTTAAAGCACAAGCGCAGCTCGAGCAGGCTGAGCAGAAATTGGCACAAGCCGAAGTTAAGCAAACTGCTACAGACCAAGTAATTCAACAGAACAAGATTGAAAGTGACCACTACGGTAAGGTTAGCTACGCATTAGTTTTAACGTTGATAACCGAAAAATTGCTTCAGTACGGAACAGCTTATAAAGTTTTAGTTGATTTAATTCAATCAGCTGAAGTAGGTAAACACTATATGCCAGGTGACTTGATTACCATTGAAGACCCAGCACATGTTGAGGTAGATGGTGAAGGTAAGAGGGTTCTGGTACAACTTAACCGTGAATTTACTTATAATGGAGAGCCTGCAAGCGACTTTATTCGTGATGGACGTCTTGAACGTGATGGATATGGCGTAGCGTGGAAGTACGAGCCTAAAGAACAAAATGAGCCTACGACTGTCGCACCAGCAGCTGCAGTTTCTACGACGGCTACCGTGACTCCAACAGTAACGGAACCTTCTGCTACAACAGTTGCATCTAACTAATAATGGAGGTGCCTATGGACGTCTTACAACACGTTGAGCATTTCTTCATGAACGTGCTACCAGTTGCAACGCCAATCATCGTAGCTTGGTTTAGCTATAAGTTACCGAAGAAATCAAAGGAACAGACAGACCAAATCATTTCAGAGTTGAGTGAAGTCAAGAAACAAATCAAAGATGTCCAGATTACTGCCGACGAGAATAACGCCAAAATTGACGAAGTACAGGCAAAGCTAAAACTTCACGACGATGCGCACCTTGTTACGATGAGGATGCGCCTTGATCGTGATATTCGCAGGGCTATCCGTCGTGGATTCACTACCAAGGATGAGTTCTATGTAGTGGAAAACATGCACAATAGCTATAAGGCTTTGGGTGGTAATGGCTACATAGACCACTTGTACAACAATTTTGAATCGTTGCAGATTAGAGACGACATCTTAGTTGAAGAAGAGAAAGGGGCGCAGAATGGGTTGTAACACGACAAATCTGGTTCAATTTGACGGTGGCTGTCTGATAAAGCAGGGGGACATCTCTTCCACATTTGGTTATGAACTACTAGATGAGAATTTGCAGGCAATACCCTCATTAAATGGACAAGAAGCACTTGTCACATTGACTTTGGGAAATTCGCAATGGTCAAGAAGAGTCACGGTAGAAAATCAAAGTGTGGTATTTAGTATTACTGACATCTTACCCATAGGGACGTATAGGTTAGAAATTACGGTCGGTGGCTATGTATTTCCAAGTGATAGAGGAATCCACATCAAGATAGTTGCGTCAGATAGACAACTGGTGACGAACGAAATCCACGCTCTCAAAGAGTTGGATATAGCAGAAGAAGTAAAAAAACAGCTTGCAGAAAGACCTGCAAGCGAAGGTGGAGCATGTCAGGAAATTCCTGATTTGCTCTTTTATTATAATCTAGGAAAGGTATAAAAATATGGATACAACGAAATTAACGGCATTCGCACAAGCAGTTGGGATTGACATCAAGGAATTGAAACAACTGCTTAATGGTAAAGTTGACAATGCGACAGTCACACAACTGATCGAGCAGGCTAAAACCGCAGTTAAGGCTGAGATTTTAGGCGAAGGCGTTCCTGAAAATCTTGACACACTGAAAGAAATCGCTGAGAAAATCGCTAGCATGAGTGGCGATACTGAAGGCGCAGTCGTGCAAAAACTAGCTGATCTCGGCCGTCGTATTGACGAGTTCGCCAACCTTGACTTGGTCGCAACGTATAATGCAGCGAAAGCGTGATGGCTATGAGCAATTTAGAGGAATTTGCTCATGCGGTTGGCCGTGATGTCAAACGATTCGAAACGGATTACACAAGCAAAGCAGAGCTTGAAGCGAAAGATTATATTGAAGGGAAAACAGAATATCAAATCTTGAAGCATCAAGTTGAATCTTTAGTGAAGCAAACGCAGACTTTGCAGGAGCAACTGGCTCTTGTTAAGCTAGCACCAAGACGGGCGCCGATGGCTTATACTATCGACTTAAATAGCACCCCTCCAGTCGCTTGGTTTGACAACGGTTGTGGTCTATATGTAGGAGATAACCTTACAATTTTGGGCGCTAAAAGAAGTCAAGGATTAAGCAATCAACCTCCAGTCTATGATTTTCCAAACGCGATAATTAGAACATCTATGGGTATTCTTGGTTTGGATGAGTGGAAAAAAGCGAGGTTTGATTATTGGCACGATACAGTAAAAGTACTGAATCCGCTAAAATCAGCAGATGATTACGATTGGACAAGAGCAAGGTTGACTGAAAGAGGTTCCATGCATGAATACCAGTGGAATAATCAGAGAAATATCGTTCGCGTTATGTATCAATTAGGCATTTGGAACGCTAAAACCGTTGAAAGTTTAGGCGCAGTAAGGCGCTAGAAAGGAAAATAATATGATTAACTGGAAACTACGACTAGAAAATAAATACTTTTGGCTGACTGCAATCCCAGCCTTCTTGCTTGTCTTGCAAGCTGGTGCAGCAGTCTTTGGATATCATCTTGATTTAGGTGATATCGGCAACAAGCTGATTCTGCTTGTGAATGCGGTATTCGTATTCTTGACTGCAATCGGTCTGGTCAATGACCCGACTACAAGCGGAATCACAGACAGCACACGAGCGCTAGAATACAAGAAACCAAGTGAGGAGTAGATATGTCTAAAAAACAGGAAATGATTCAATTCTTCATCGATAAAGCTAATGCTGGCGATGGAGTGGACAATGATGGAGCTTATGGCTTCCAGTGCGCTGACGTGCCTTGTTATGGGCTACGTCATTGGTACGGTGTGACGTTATGGGGCAATGCTTACGACCTACTTGAGTCAGCACGTTCACAAGGCTTGAAAGTCGTGTATGACGCTGACTATCCAAAAGCTGGTTGGTTCTTCGTGAAAAG